CTCTTCGAGCGTATCGGCTACGTTCCGCATAGCCCTGGTCAGTGGGAAATCCACAATACTACTGCTAGGTTCTGTATCCCCTGTTGTGGACGACGTTGGGGTAAGTCACAGTCTACGGGTCATAAGATGACAACGAAGATGTTTGTTGCTGACTCGATTAACTGGATCGTCGGCCCGACATACAAGCTAGGAGAAAAAGAGTTCCGTGTCGTGTGGGATGACTTTAAGAAGCTCGGCTTGCTCGACAAGTGCAAGAAGGCTTACAACAAAGTCCAAGGTAACATGTTCATTCGGACTCCGTGGAACAGCCTCGTTGAAGTGGTATCTGCTGAGAAGCAGGAGTCACTGGTTGGTGAGGGTCTATCCCACGTAATCATGTCTGAGGCTGCTAAGCACAAGATGAGTACTTGGCAGATGTACATTGAGCCTGCGCTGGCAGACAAGCGCGGCAGTGCTGACTTCCCAAGCACTCCACAGGGATTCAACTGGTACAAGGGTCTTTACGATATGGGGCAGCATCCAGACTTCCCCGACTTTATCAGTTGGCAGTTCCCAACGTGGACTAACGCTGCTGTCTTCCCGCTAGGCATGGAAGACCCGGAAATGATCCGGTTGCACTCGCAAGTCTCTGAGCAGTATTGGCTGCAAGAGTACGGTGCAGAGTTCACTACCTTCGCTGGACAGATTTACCCTGAATTCAATGAAATGGTGCATGTCCGTCAGATTCAGTTTGTACCTGGCTGGCGCAACTATCAGGCGTGGGACTTTGGGTACAACGACCCCACAGTTGTCCTCGATATCATGGTCGATCCTGAAGACAACGTGTACGTGTGGCGTGAGTACCAAGTCAGCGGTAAGAGTACATGGGAGCATGGCTGGATTATGAAGCACAGAGAGAATCCAGACGGCTACCACGTTAATGCCATGTTCGCCGATCCTCGCGGGCGTGACCAGATCGAAACGCTAAAGCTCGTTCTTGGTCATATCTACGCTGAGGACGTTGAAGGCGGTTGGTCTGCTGGCGTCGAAGCGATCAAGCGTTGGCTTAAGCCACAAGAGGGTGGCATCCCCAAACTGTTCATTGATCCTAGCTGTATTCACCTTATCCGCCAGATGAAGACCCTTCGCGCAAAGGAGATTAAAGAAGGTCACAACGAGCGTCCTGGGCAGCACGATTACGACGATCACGGCCCTGATGCACTGCGTTACTTCTTTAACCACTTTGTCGTAATGGGACAGGGCATTACACTTGAGTCCGTATATTCTGGCGAGTATGCCAAGACAGAGGCAGCGGGGTTCTTCACCCATAACACCGGTATCTCACTTGGTAACCGAATAGGCTTTTAGTGGCGCTTACACCTACACTAGCTAAGGAACCCCGTAAGCAGGTTACGGGTACTTCCTATGAGAGCAAGCCTGCGGAGTCTCCGCCACCTAACTCGTACAGCGAGATTGGGTCACAGAACCAGGGCGCAATCAGAGAGATTGTCCCTGAGCTAGCTACGCGGCTTCAGCAGGTTCAGACGTACAAGAAGATGAAGCGTAGTGACGCTTCCGTGCGTTCATCTCTTAGAGCTGGTAAAGCGCCCATCCTCGGTGCAGAGTTCTATGTCGAGCCTTTCGATGAAACGCCGGAAGGTCAGATTGTCGCCGAGTTCGTCGGGTTTAACCTTTTCCAAGCTCCGACTGTTCCGTGGCTAATTAACCTCGGTAACGCTCTGACAGCGTTGGAGAACGGTAACGCCGTCTTCGAGCCTGTGTATGAATTGCGCGAGTGGGCACCTAAGCTTGCACAGCCCACAGCTAACCGCAAGAAGTACACGATGCTCCGTAAGCTCGGCTTCCGTCCCGCTGCCACCATCGCATCGTTTGACTACGACGATAACGGTGGGCCAGAAGGTATCACGCAGAATGCACAGAATAAGTCGGGTAACGTCAAGAAGGTTAAGATTCCCATTGAGAAGCTTGTCATCTTTACGTTTGAAGGCGAAGAGGCGGGTCTTGAAGGCGAGAGCATTCTTAGATCGTCTTACCAAAATTGGTTCTATAAGACGACTCTGTACAAGATTGACGCTATTCAGAAAGAGCGTCACGGTATCGGCATCCCCGACGTTGAAATCCAGGCCGGTGCCAGTCCACAGGATAAGAAGCTCGCACACGAAATGGCTCGTAACCTCCGCACCAACGAGTACAGCTACATTGTGCGTCCACCTTCTCTTAAGGTCGGATTCGCTAAGCCCGAAGGAAACTTGGTTAACGCCTTGGAATCAGTCTCACACCACGACGACATGATTATGAAGAATATCCTCGTTCAGTTCCTCAACATGGGACTCGGCAGCGGTGGAGGCGGTAGGGCCACAAGCGCCACAGCGGCGGATATCTTCCTTAAGGCCATGTCGTACATTGCGAACATGTGGTGTCAGACGCTCAACTTGTACCTTATCCCTCGTCTAGTTGCTTACAACTTTCTGACGGATAAGTTCCCGAAGCTCTCTGTCAAGAACATTGGCGAGACTAAGGACTTTCAGATGTGGTCTGCTGGTATGCGTAACTTGGTCGATGCTGGCCTTATTACCTACAGCCACGAAACTGAGCAGTACGTCCGTAAAGTCTCGGACGTTCCTGTTCGCACTGCTCCCGTTACGCCAGAAGAGTTGGCTATCACTGCTGGTAGTGCCATTACCGGCGGTGGCGAGAGTAGTGGTAATGTAGGCAAGTCCGACACGTCAGGAGCCGTGTAATGCCCTGGATCGTTAAGCCCGAAGGTGACCAGTTCTGCGTGTTCAAGAAGGGTGGCGGCAAAGTCAAGTGCCACAAGACGCGCAAAGAGGCCACTGCTCATATGCGTGCTTTGTACGCAAACAGCAAGGAATTCTCAGAAGCCGCTGAAGGTCTGCTTACTATGCTTCGACCCCTTCGATTCTCGGAAGAGGAAGTACAGGGTCAGAAGCTTACTAAGTGGATTCAGGCGTTTCCGTACGGTAGTTGGGATCATCCCATCTACGGTATGACTTACTTCGGTAGGCACAACGCGGAAACGATGAAGCAAAACTTCAGTGAGAAGGTGCATGGAAAAGATATCCTGAACACGGACTATGAGCACGGTCTGGACGTTAGTAAGGGTACGAAGGCTTCTGGCGCTATCCTTGATATGGAAGTTAGGGACGATGGTATGTGGTGGCTCGTTGAGTTCACTCCTACCGCTTCCAAGGAAATCAAGGATGGAGAGTGGACGTACTTCTCGCCTGAGTACTACGAGGTGTACGAGGATCATATGAACGGTGAGATTCACGCCGATGTTGCGACAGGCGGCGCTCTTACCGTTAAGCCGTGGGTTAAGGGTATGATGCCCATTAACCTGTCTGAAGTCCTTGTCGAGAAGGGGGTGCTTAACCGGGACAATACCACTGGCGAGGTTGCGTGGGAGGAACACCACGATCCAGAGCAAGACCCGCATCAGCAGCCTAAGCCGGAAGATGAACAAGGTGGTGGTGATCGGTTTAACACTCTCCCGATCCAGAAGGAAGCAGACGAAGCGAACGAAGAACAGGAGGCTAGCGTGGAGATTACCGCTGCTATGCTTACTGCACTCGGTTTGCCTGAAGATGCTACAACGGAGCAGGTCGAGGCTGCCATTGATACGGCGGCTGCGGCGCTTACCTCCACTCAGGCCGACGAAGAGGCAGCCAAGCAGTTTAGCGAGCGTTTCCCCGAGCAGCATCGTCTTATGACCGAACAGGCCACTGAGCTTGAGAGGCTTCGTAAGAAGGATGCCGAGCGGGATGCCGAACTATTCGGCAAGCAGTTCTCGGAGTTTACCCTGAAGATTCCGGGTAAGGACGAAGAGGACAACGAAGTCGAAGTGGAGATCACTAAGGGCTTTAGCGCAGTTGTGTGCGATAGCCTGACTGAGCTTCATAAGAAGTTCTCTGAGGGTGTGGCTACCCCTGACGACCTTAAGCCCATCTTGGAGAAGATCGTTTCCGGTGACGGAATCGTGGAGTACGGTGAGCGTGGTACCTCTACCGATGATACGGGCGAGGAAGGCGCTGCTGACCCGCAGGAGGCCGCAAGGAAGCTTAGCGAGCTTGCCCACCTCAAGATCGCAGAAGCAGGTGGCGAGACTAAGCTGTCTTTCGGTGATGCGCTTGCTCAGGTGTCTAAGGACAATCCCGAGCTGGCGAAGATGTATCGCAACGCAGGAAAGGAGGGTTAGCAGAGAATGTCCGTCGGTAACTACGTTCTCGACAAGGGCCGTAAGCCTGAGTCTGCTCTGCTTCAGTACAGGGCAGTTAAGGTAGGCACTGCTGAGGAAAGCGTTACCGCTGTTACAGCAGACACAGACCTTCTTGAAGGTGTCACGATGTTTGCTGTGAGTGCTGGTGAACTTACCAAGGGTAAGCTCGCTTCCATCCGTATGGAGGGAATCGTGCCTTGGGAAGCTGGCGCTGCTATCGCCAAGGGTTCTCTTGTCGGGACTGACGCTTCTGGCCGCTGTATCGTTGCGGCTTCGGGTAAGCGTGTTCACGGTAGGGCGCTCTACGTCGCTGGTGCAGCGGGTGACGTTATCGGTGTGGAACTCCATCGCAACAGCCAGTTGGCATAACGGAGGGATGACGCATGTATGATCCTAGTGGTCTATATGTTGATCCTATCCTTACTGGCTTTAGCGTAGGGTACCAGGATCAGCAGCTTTACGGCCGTAGTCTCGCTCCTGAGACTCCGGTTAGCGCACTAAGCGGTCGTTACCGTGTCTTTGACCGGAGCGACTGGCTCATCTTCCCTGACACTCGCGCACCGGGTACGGTTGCTAACGAGGTCGTGGGTCGGAAGTGGAGTGAGGACACCTACAAGGTGCAGGAGCACGCTCTCCAGTCTCCGATCTTTGACGAGGAAAGGGAAGTCCTCGCGGCAGACGGTGCTCTCACCGCTGACGAGAATGCTGGCGATCTTGATATTGAGCCGGAGCGTGACGCTACGGAGCTTATCACTCGCAGCATCCTTCTGAAGCATGAGAAGCTG